CTACCACCACGAATTCACAATCGACGCCGCCGAACTGGTTGATATACTCGAGTATGAAGACGTTGTGTTCACCCTGTCTTTCGACATCAACCCGGACGGCGACATAGAAGAATTCGACCTGATCGGCATTGACGGCGAGCCGGTCAGCGAACTCGAAATCAATTTCATCGAAGGTGTTGAGGGCTACGGCCCATTTTGGGACATCATCGAAGATGCCTGCGAAGAAGAAAAGGACAACCTGCTAGCAGGTTGGGCAGAAGATGCCGAATACGCCAAGGCAGAACAACGGTACAACGCGCGCCACGCTGACGATGGCCGCATGGCCGATATGGGCATGGATGTGCCAGCACGATGAAAACTGCAATCATCTTAGCCGCAATAGTGTTCGCCGTCACCGCTTGGGTCGCGGTCAGCACGTCAGATTACTACGAAGCCATACAGCGCCATGAGCACTGCCTGAGCATGGTAGAGCAAGGCGCATGGCCGGAGGAAGTGTGTAATGCCTACTAGATACCTATGCAAGTAATGAACACATATACTGAAGCACAAGACGCAATCAACGCCGCAGAATCTTTGGCTGTATTGCAAGAACAAACGATAGCTATCGTTGCCAGGCCCGAGGGATATGGCGTCATGTCGCGCGCGGTGCTGACGATGCTATGCAAATAATTACTGATTATCTTTAGCCGCCTCGTTGTTCGCGTCAATTATCGCACGCAGCTTTTTGACGCGCGTAACGATGTCGCTCTGCCGTTGGCCCAGTCGCTTATAAACGTCAGGTGCCAAGCATTGCAATTCATCCCCGCTTACGGTCGGCAGGCTGGTGAGTTTCGGCGGCAAGGGTAACTCCACGGGCCTGACGACGATACGCGTCGCGCAGCCGGAAAGCGCCAGCAACGCGGCCAGTGACACCCAACTACAATGACGGATCATCAAAGTCATCACGTTTTTCAACGTCAACGGGCTTGGCTGGCGGCACATCATCAGCCGCCTGCTTTGCCTTTTTATAGACTGTCTTGGCTGTCTTGGCATTGGCGGCATTCTGTTTTGCCTGCTCAACTTTGACGCGCATCGTTGCCTTGCCTGATGCGCGGCCCTTGAAAAACACCACGGCCAGCGCCGACAGCACTGCGAGTGCGATGCCGCCCCACAGGATCATCTTTGCTTTGAGCGCGGCGAGCATCACAGCACCCAATACAATATGGCGGCGACGCCGAGCCAAAGGCAGGAAGAGATAATGCACGCATTGATTATCCCGCGCGCCGGATCAAGATCATCATGTCTCATTGCCACTCTCCCGTTGTGATCTGTTTGGCTACACGCTGCGCTCTGCGTGGCGTTTGATGCGACCATGCGCTATCTAGCGCCTCGCGCGCGCAATCGTCCCAGCGGCCTTGTGAAGCGTATTCAAGCGTGTGCCGGAATTTCAGCAGCCCAGAGACCCCAAGCTGATACGCCATATTCAGGAACGCCGCTTTGCGAACATCTGAGATGCCGCTAAACCAAGACAATTCGCGCGATAGGCGCTTGGCGGTTTTGTCAATGCGGTGCTGCAAAATCCATGCGATCTCCTCGTCGTCCAGGTGCCCGCCTTTGCGCGCGTCGATCAAGAAGCCGCATCCGATCGTCCAATACCCGAGGCTGTCTTGATACGCTTCATTGCGCCAGCCTTCGTCGCGCCTGAGTTGTTCGATGATGTTCAATGCCCGTTCCTTATCAACTGCTCTATACTTTGCCACACGCTAAACGATATTGCGCCGATGGTTATAAAGATTCCGGTTATCCACATGCCCATCTTTGCGCCGCCGGACAACCGTCCGAAACCTTCATGAACGTTAATCGTGAGCGAATCAAGCTTAGCGTATATCGACGCCATGACCTTGATGTTGTCTTCATGCGATTTACGCAGAAGCTCAAGCTCCCGAGCTTGCGCGGCAAGTTCCCGATCATGTCTATCAATCCGCTCATGGATGCGTGAAAAATTCTCCTCCATCATTACCCCTTATTTCGCGTCTGCTCAGACATTTGTTTCAGCCCGATGCTTAATCCCGTGGCCGACCAAATGGCGGCGAAGCCCGCGCCAAATCCTGTGTAGTCGAGCGGCTGCCCACGCAAAACAGTTATGAACGCCAGCACAAGAAAGCTGGTGCAGGTTATAACGGCGAAGCCAACGCCGAACAGGCGCACCGGGCAGATGTTGCCCGACTTGGAATTAATGAAAATGTCTTTCATGGCGTAACCCATCCAACATCGTAATCTGAATTAGATTTTTTGGTTAAAACCTGGCCGGTTGTCCCGCCAGCCGGGATTTCATGAATCGTTTCCGCCTGCCACTCTTGCGCCGTGTCATTCCACGCCAACACCTGATTATCCAATGGCGCACCGGCGTTAACATCATCAAGATCGGCAAGGGCAAATAATGCCGGTGGCAGATGCCAATATGGCAAGCTATTCCACGCGGTTGAACCGTCGCCCATTTTGGCTTTTTTAGTGTCCGTTTCCAGCCCGATTTCGCCCGCTTTGAGTACCCCGTTCTGGCTTGTCCATGTCGCCGCCAATCCGCGCCGAACGACGAACCGAAAATTAAGAGTGCTCATACAGACACCCCAATAACGTAGCTTTCGAGCGAGTCGAATTCTGTCTCTTGGCCGCCGCTGCCGGGATTATCAATATCGCCGCCGTCGATAGTGTCAACGTCGCCCAGATCAACGTCAAAATCCATGCGTCGGCTGAACAGGCTGAACGTGCCGCTGGCAAACGCGGTGCCTGATATATCGAGAGTCGTGCTGGTGCCGCTGAACGGCCCATAGGTTTCGTCTACGCTATTCGCCGCGTCCTGCACGCGGATATAAACGGTCTGATTATCTTCCGGCGTCACGTCGCCGTCTTCCCAGCCCAAGATTATCGTATCCTCCGTTTTGCGGTTGCGGCGCGACCACGACACGGCAACGCTCGACGTGGTGATGCCGGTCGCCGTGCCGTAGCGCGTGCCATTCACTTTGACGTTTGCGGGCGGATAGGGCAGGTAGGGCCGCTCGCTCATGGTCGCGGTGTAGCTGCTGGCGCTGGATTCGGCATATTGCCCTTGCGGCGTGAGCATCAGCGCCTTGTATTTTGGCGACTCGCCCACACTTACATCTTGGTCTGCATATTCAGCTTGCGGATTAATCGCCATGATAATCGTATTTGCGGGCCAAGCCTTCGGCGTCGTATCCAGCACGCCACGGCGCAGATGGTAGCCGCTGGCGTCAACGTCGCTAACGTATGCAAGCTCTTGCTCGTCTTCCGCCTTGTCTGCGCCTATCCATACCATATCGCCGAGCGATAGCTGCCGTGCGCTGGTGATGGTCACGTCGGTTTCGGCGACCACGGTTGTTGCCTCTTGGCTCAGCGCATTGTCGAGCGTCGCATAGCAAGCAAACGACCGCTGACCAACACTGACGTAGCTGGTCTGATTGTTCGCGTCGGTCACCTGCTTTTGCAGGTCATAACCGTAGGCATAATTTTTATCGCTCGACACTAGCGACACAGCCGCAACTTGCGGATATTGCATTTGATCCAGCCCTATCCCCGACGCCATGATGAGATACGGGTTGATGGTCTGCGCGTAATTGTGAGTGACCGCGGCCGGCGAATAATCTGGCGCTGGTGGCGGTTGTGGTGGCGTGAATGTGTGCGGCTTGGAGCGGCTGAAAATGTCTTCGGCCAGGTCAATCTTGAGCCAGCTATCGCCGGGCCTGCCGTAGTCTATACTAACGATGCGCATAACGATGCCGTCATCGGCGGTGTAGCGAGGCCACCTCAATATAACCACGTCTCCTGGTTCCTTGAGCGCGAACATTCGCTGCACCTTTACCGAGGCCGTAGCGAACGGGGTGGATAGGCTGCGTAACTCACGGTTGGCTAGTTGTAGCGCTAAATTAGCGGTGCGGATGCCATCGTAATCAATCGACTTACTGACGATCACGCCTTGCCGCGCAATGTTTCCGATGTCCTGCACGCTGACCGTTTCGTTCATTTCGTTCTGCGGATTCGTCCAGCCCATTACGACCTCATTCGTCGTTCCCTCCCATGATCCGCGCTCGAATTTTTGCAACTTGGCGTTACTCGCGTCGATGATATCGAGATTAGCCACCGTATAATCATCGCGGATTAACTTAAGCGTGTGCTTTCCAGTCTTTGGCGATACAAACCACAGGCCGCTTATCGTGTCGCAAATGCTGTTAATCATGTCTGCGGCGCTGCTTTGCGAGTCCCACATAAGCGCCAATCCAATGCCATCCGTATACAGCGTATTAGCGCAGTTTTTGAATCCGTCGAAGTCGATCAAAGTGCTGTCTTGCGCAAGCCCCCATTCATCGTTGTTCAAGATTTCGTAAATAATTGCGGCGGGGTTGACCGTGTACGGATCATTACTAATCACGGCGTGCGGCAGCGTCCCGGCATCCCCCTTTGGCTTTCGTTTCGCGCGAATCCAAATATCTTTCAGGTATGGCGTGGTGGCCGACCAATAAAAGCGACCTGCAAACAATATGGACAAAATTCCACGATATTCCGGCGTTTCATTTGCTGATCCACCGATTGAATTAATAACGTCGTTATGCACGACCTGATTATCGCCGCCTAGCTGTACGTGCATATTGCCCTGCAATCCGCCTTCCTTTTTGAGGCCGCCGAACAGGTTGGGCGCATTGACTTGCACGCCGCTGTTACTGGTGACGTCGCCAGACCAAGCCAGTTTTTGGCCGTAGAATAAGCCGGTTACAGCATCAACGCCAGCATGGCACACGCCGTACATTAGCGGCATGTAGTATTTAGTTACCTGTTGCTTGGCACCACCTTTACCGCCCACGTTTAGCCTCCACCACTTTTTTTGCTATTTCGTCGCCTCGGCTTACAATCTCATCGCTATCGATGCCGTGACGCAGAAACTCGCGAAATTCGGCGCGCGAAAATCCATTCGCTGAGAACCAATCACGAATGCCGATCACGCAATAACCCTGGTCTCTAATGTCGCTCACTGTGATCTTCATGCGTCCACCTTGAAAGTTTCATGTGATGGCGTCCCCGCGCCAATGCAATTTGGTGACTTTATCGTGACCTCACCCCATATTACCGGGATCGGCCGCCCGGCGCTTGCCGTCGGCCCCTGAAAATTCTGCGGCGACTGCTTCGGTATTTTGGGCTTCGGCGTCAACAGTGCTATAGCAACGCTGATTGCCAAAGAAATGATGAATGCAACGAAAAAGCTCATGTGGGTCC